GCGGGGCGTCCCCCTATATCTGTCAGTATTTTATCTAATTCTGCATCTGACATACGGCCAGTTTTTATTACAGGAATATCGGAATCAACACCGCCTGCTACTATGTCTCTTGCGCCAGTTTTTATTGCAGGAATATCGGAACCAACACCCCCTGCTACTATATCTCTCACGCCAGTTTTTATTGCAGGAATATCGGAACCAACACCCCCTGCTACTATATCTTCTGCGCCGGTAATAGTTTTTACTGCGTCGTTATTTTTGTCTAAAGCTTCTGCCGCTGCTATTAGGCTAGCTCCTGAAAGCCCTACACCATCTCCGGTTTTTTTAGTGGTGTCTAGTGCGTTACCCCCAGCTACAGCCGCCGTTGTGATTAAACCCCCCAACCCTGCATTGTTGATTACCCAATCGAGTAAATTTTCCTCTGCTATCGTCCTAGGGTCGGGGATACTAAGCCCTACAGGCATGCCGGTAGCAGTAGTGTTCCCTAGGATAAGAGGTGTGGTTTTACCACTGTTTCCCCAATTAATAGTCCCACCAAACCCACCCGTAAGGATGGAAATGGGGTCTAGCAGGGTTTGTGCAACATCTGGGCCTTGGCCTAACGTTATAATATCAGAAAAAACTTGGCCCCCAGCGCCTATAAGGTCTATGGCTCCTTGACCTATCGCATCCAACACCCCACTTACAGATGGTCCCATGACTCCTGATATACCACCAGAAGTATCTATACCTTCTGTAAAATAATAGTTTGTGGCGCTTTCTATTGTGCTGCGTGGAACATCTAGCTCAACGAGTTTGGCTTCTGCATCGTCTAACATTTGTTTGGCTTTGCTTTGAGTAACACCATAACTGCTAGGGAACATGTAGCGGGTTACTGCGTCTACATACTCTTGAGCTGCGGCTTCTTGGTAGGCGACGGCAATATTTTTACGCGCTACCGTTTCATCTTTCGCAGTGGCGTCATTAACCCCCTTCATCCTGAACTCTTCTTCGTCTTGAGCGGCCTCAAGTGCATCCATGTAATCTAGGTCACGGGAAAAAATAGACGTATCAAAACCCGTATTAAAACCAAACGGTAAATCTAGTAAAGGGTCAAACCCACCATCAACCGGCAGTGTTGCGTATATCTCTTCTATTGTCTCTTGTGCCATATTCCCACCTACGGAGGTGTTGGGCGCGTTTCAGGTAGCGCCGAAATAAAGTTAATAGTTACTACGGCAGAGGCAACGCCCGGATGGGGGCTAGTTGCAGCTTCTGCGTTAAGCGAAGCGTCTATATCATCAGAGGACCATTTCATCTCTACGTACTCACCCGCTGCCAAATCCAAGTTAAAGTTCCAAGTCGCCTCGTTTACATCAGCAGAACCAGAAAGAACCACATCTTTTGCTGTGTAGCCTAAGTCTGTACCGTTTCTCGAAATCCAAAGGTATATCGTTTTAGAGCTAGCCGAGCCACTGACAATCTGCGTAGTAAACTGGAAGTTATAAACCCCGCCGTACGTCGCTGTTATCTGGCTGTTGCTAGCACCGTTGATCGAAAAACCGCTTTCCAAGTATGTCTGATTGAACGTGACCGGCTGCGCTGTGTCTACCACCGCTATGGGCTGATCTATTGTGGAGAAGTATAACGCATTGGGCACGTCGATAAACCGGCCCCCTAACTCTCCAAATACGTTGTTAACCGCGTTCGCCAGCAAGTTAAAAAACAGACGCAGGATGTTATTCAGGTCATCCAGATAATGCTTAAGCGGCCCCGGTCTAGGTATGGGGAGCGCAGGCGTTTGGACCTTTTGTACCAGTCTCTCAGCCACTAGCCTCTCCTGCCGTCAGGCCGCATATCCAACCGTGGTATACCTAGCTTCCAAGCCACACCCAACTCAGTGGACTCGATTTTAAACGCCATCTGCCTACCACGTACCCGCACAAAGACCTGCCCTGTAAACTGCTCAATAGGCACTGTGGCCGAACGAGTTACCGTAGCGCTGCTGTTACCCCCTTCCGATAGCGGGTTGTTATACCCAGAACCAGAGTTCTCCATAGGAGATAGAGTCATAGTAGCCGCAGGGGCATCAGCCGTAGAACCTTCAAACGTTACGTCAGGTAACATTCTCTTAACAAACATAAACTTATCGCCGTCGTCCAAGTCAAACTCAGAGGACACTAGCGTAGCTGTAATCGGGAAGGGCGTAGCAGTTTCTTGGCAGTCGTAGCCCACTTCGTGGTTGACCAAGTTGTTGCTGTACGTAGCCGCCATGGGGTTTTCTCTCAGATCAGCGTCGATCCAAGCGCTGCGCGATAGCGTGCCGTAGTACCAAATGTCTTGCAGGTAGTTATAGACCACGTAGCGGTCGTTCTGGGTAGAGTTTTCAGAGCAGTAGAACCACCAAATCTCGTCGAATCGCTCGTTAGTACCTGCCACAACTTGGTCATACTGAGAGAAGTTAAAGTCGTTAAATATGTAGCTACGAATAGAGCAGGGGAGCGTCTTAACCGTACCGTCGTAGATGTAGAACTTATCTGTACCCATCCAGTAGGCTAGGTTGCCTGAGTACGCCGCCGCGTTAGGGCTTGCTATAGTGATGTTGTCACCAAGTAGCTGCGCACCCCAAACCTCTGGAGCACCTAAGTACTGAAGGCCGTACACAGCGGTATCAGTCCAGACCAGAATTTCCTGACGTGCTTGTAGCGTGGTGACAATCTCACTGCCTCGGGAGAGGCGCAGGTCACCGGCTTGGTTAGTAGGGAGGGGCGTCCAGTTAGCTACGTCTTCTTGGTCAGACCAACGGATAAGCATAGGGTCAAGCACGCTAGTACCCAGATCGTTCGCACCAAAGCAGAATGCAAACCGGAAGATGTCTGACACGAACGCCTTGTTAGCTATGACAGGAACGTCTGACGCACCGCCAAGAGAAGATACGTACACCGCGCGAGTAGTAACCGCATTGCTAGCATCCCAATAGAAAGGCGCTCCACCACGGTAAGTAAAGAACAAATCCTCACCGAAGTTAGCTTGGCTCCAAAGCCGCATAGGCGCATCAGTAGTACCGCCAAAACCCCATGTGCCTGCACCCCAAGTACCCGCAGACCAGCCAGTAAATGGCACAGCAATCTCGTTACCTGTGTTGACTTGGTATGCCGCAGTAACAGTGCCACCGCCCGTAGCGGTAGAGGAAGCAGTAGTCTCAGCAGTAATAGTGTAAGAATCAGAGTCGATCAGGCTAATCTGGTACTCGTTGTTTAGAGTAAGACCGCCAACCGCAGTAGCTCCGCTAAACGTAACAAAGTCTCCTTCAAGCGCACCATGACCAACGTCATCTACACGGACAACCGCAGAGCCTAAAAAGGTAGTGAAGGGATCAGTAAGAACTACCGTGGAACGGATAGGGGTAATGTCATAGTAAGCCCCACCACGCTCGATGTAGTACTTGAGGTTAGTGCCTACGGAAACAAGATTCTGCCCGCCCAGAGTAATCCAGTTGAGCATAGAGCGGCAGATGCCAAGAAAAGTAGCATTAGACAGGCGCACCCACCCACCGATCTTCTGAGGCATACCCCGTCTGAAACGCACTTTGTTGGTCTCGTACCAACCGCCTTCGGCTGCGTAGCGGGTATTCTCGCGGTCAACCCCGGGCTTGAACTGTAGTTTCTGAAGCGGCATTTACAAACCTCATAGTAGGTATTCACCAGTCTCGATCATGATTGCGAGTTCGTGGCTACGGCCTTTCACGTCCCGACTCCACTTGGAATCTAAGAATTCTTTTGCGGCCAATTTGTAGTCGGCCACTTCCATAGCAGCCAATGCGCGCTTGAAACCACGAAGTCTAGTGGCACCAAGGTTAAAACTGATGTCAATCATAGCATCTTTTCGCACATCATCAAGGTCCTTAAACCACGGATATTCCGAAGAAAGTTCCTTAATAACGCGTACTATGTCGTTCTCTAGCAGGTAGTCGACTTCATCGTCTGACAGACCTAACCCACCATTGGGGTCGATATTACGCCCAACACCCACAGTCCAGTATCCGGTGGGGCATTTGTAGGCTACGTGACGGCCATTAGTCAGCACCACACCTTCGTGCCGTTTAAGCATCTCAAGTAGTTGTTCGGTCATAACTGCTTCAACAATAGTATCAGTTGTGCAAAGTCGTACAGATTAGTCAGCACTTTTGATTACGCCGTCAGCGGCGTTTTCCTCTACGTTTTCTTCAGCTACGATATCATCTATCTTGTCACAAACATCTTCTACTACAGCACCTGTAGTCATTGTAAGCGCGCCACGGCCCACTGCTCGGATGCCTTTATACATACCAGAACAATAAACTTCTTTGTTTTGAATAACTTGCTCTACGGTAGTGCAGGAAGCCATGAGCAGTGCAACACTAAATATCAACGCCAGTCTTACCATTTTTCTGGTCCTCTAGGAACTTAGTTAAGCGGGCTTTGTACCCGTCCATAAAGTGGTCTGAGACTCTATCTTTAATGCCCCGATCCTTCCTACGAAGGTACTTACTGGGGTTGATATAGTTCACGCCACCGTTTGAGAAGTACAGCATATCTTGGGACTTGCTCGGTCCGTAGCATAGTCGAGGCACGCGGGGTACAGAATCGCTGCCGTTTATAACTGAAATCTGGTTATCTAACGTCATAGCCCGCTTAAAGCCCTTAAAGAACGTATTGGGCTTACCGAAGGTAATCAGGCTCAGGTTGTCGTGTTTGCCTTTTAGCTTTGCAGCGGACAGTTCCGCTAGTGCTCCACCGAGGCTATGCCCACAGATTAGGGTGCGCTTATTGTAGTCTATATGCTCTTCAATCTCATCCCAGACGGACGCATGAGCGGCGACAAACCCACCATGACACAGCCGACCGGCATACGGTACAGGCACAGGTAGCAAGTTAAACGCCCAGTCACCCAACTGCTGAGTACCACGGAACACTATAATGTCGATGGTCTTACGCTTAACTACGTAGGCTGTAGTAGAAGTCAGTGCTGACTCTATCTTAATGGCGTCCTTGTTCTTTTCCTTATATGCCTTTATTGACCACGAGCAGGCCATGTTCAGAAGAACAGGGTCTAGTTTCATTTTAAGTTACCAACCTTATCATTCCAACAATAGCGCCCATAGTAGCCGCTGCCATTAACATTATTAAACCGCCGTCAATCATTAACCGCCGATTGGTGGCCCGCTCCTCAGCTTCAGCCAAGCGTTTTGCGCGTATCGTGCGCCGTGTTTTCATCATCTCGTTGTAGAAAGCTTCGCCCGGTCCGTACAGTACAATGATCTCCCTAAGCTGAGCCTCCATCTGCTGCGTCTTGTGCTTTGCCATCTGTATTTCTAAGGCTTGAGCCTCTACCGACGAGCCTCGCAAGAGCTTAGGGCCGTACTGGTTTTCTTTCTCTATCTCTAGGATTTTCTCCTTAGAGTCAAAAAACTTACCTATGTACTGAGCCGTATCTTCTATCTCGCGTCCGGCATTTACAGCTTTGGCAACCATGTTGTAGGCGCGACTAGCACCGGATATACAAGCAGCTATTGTTACGGGGTCCATCAGTAAGCCCTCACTGTTTCGGGGTCTGCCACACGGGGCAAACAATATGCAGCGAGGGCCACGCCTCGGGGTTCGTAATTAAGGGTCCGCTCTACCTTCCCCCTGACAATAGC